TAGATTGTTCTACAACTATATCATCTATATTATCACCAGTTACTGTGTATCTTATAGTATATCTACCAGTACTAAATGCATACGTAATAAAGATACCATCTATAAGTTCATCATTATAATAATCCATATCATAATCAGTATTATCAGTATATATAGTAGTAGTAAGAGTAATATGATCTATTATTGTTAAAGTAATAGCCATATTAGTTACTTGATTAGGATCTTGGTTATCTAAAGTAGTATTTTGAGATAATGCAAATAAGAAACCACTACAATCCTGAGCTGGTATTATATCATATCTTTGTCTATCAGATTTTGATATAAAAGTATTATTTATTGATGTTTTATTAGCCATATTTAACAGTTTCCACAATTTCTACATTCCATAGTAAGAACATAATTTTCTAATGTACTTTGTACTGCAGCTATTGTATCTGGATCACATCCTTCTTCAATAGCTAATAATACAGTTTTATATAAAGAATAAGCTTCTAAAAATTTTTTTAGAAACTCTTCATTACATTTATCACAATCATTTATTATTTGGGTAGCGTAAGCTTGTAATACGCACAAAATAGCATCCATATCCTTATTGAATTTTAAACAGATAAAAGAGGGAGGGGATATACCCCTCCTTCTCTTAATATCTGAGGTAACTAACTATTAGTCAGTTCCTGCATCTAGATCAAGTTGCTCCATTTCGAAGTTAACATCGAAGGCATCACAGAATCTTGCCCACCACTCTAATAGAGTATCAGTAGTTACAGCAGCCGCAGCAGGAGTCGCAGTTCCTAATAAACTACTATCACCTACATCTACAGCAATAATTAATCTCTTATTAGAGATAATTGGTTGCTCAGCAGATGAATGCCCACCATCAGTATAATCAACGATTAACTGACCATAGTAAGCAGTAGTTTGCGTAGTACCAGTACCTACAAAGAAATCTTGGCCAGAAACTGGCTGATCAGTAAGTGTAGCACTTGAATAAGGTTTGTGCTTTCTAGAAGCATCAATTTCCATTTTTTGGATACCAACACCGTAACCTTCAGGTTGTACTAAAGCAGTACTAGTAGTTACAGTTCCACTACAATCTAAATTACAACTTAACCCAACATAGAAATCTGTCATGTAAGCAGGGAAATAGTTATAATTAGGATTAGCAGAAGGATTAACTTGTCCAGCTCCTACTATCATAGTTAACCATGTAGAATCAGCATATGATTCAGCAGTAGCTTTAGGAATTACAGCTACACCAGTATCAGCAGCACCATTATGTGTAATAGTTGCATAAGGCCAAGGTCTATCAAGTTCAAAACTTAATAAATTACTAGCAGTAGATTCTACTCTAAACATATCATATGCTCCCGTAGAAACGTTAACACCTGATATATCTAAGTTAGCAGTAGCACCAACTTTCATTTGATCTCCTACAGCAAGAGTAGCTGCGCTACCTTGATATCCAATATCAGCAGAAGCTAAAGTTACTTTAGTAGATCCTTTTGTAAATGTAGCAGCTACATCAAGATCATTAGTATCAATAGAAGCAGTAGTATTTCTAACTGCCATATATTCAATACTTTTAGCTGTACCATTATTCATTCCTGAATCATTATCATTATTTACTTGTTCAGCAAGTCCATAAAGAACATCCCAAACAGCTCCATCAGGACATCCACATGCAGTACCACAACATCTGGTTACATAAGAATAAGTTTTAACCATATCTTGATAACCATATGTTTTAGCAATTTCTGGAGATTCATATCTTACTTTTAAACAATATTCAGTTTCACAATCGATATCTGCAACAGAAGCTATTTTAACTTGTTTTGCTGTACCAGCTGCACCTACTTGATAACGAACAGATCTAACATTTCTCACAGGTATAGGACTACTCTTTTTAAGAGCATTATTCCCATCTGCATCTGTATACTTAATAGCCCAAGTTATAGCTCTAGCCATAGGGCCTGCAGCCGTTGCTGCAATCTCTGATGTTCCTACCAATAAATTGGTATCAGCATCATAAGCATATATTTCACCAGCAGTCCCAGAACTCACAAATGTAGCAACATTGGCATCTTGTGCCATAACGTTATCTACAAAAGGTACCAAGACATCGGTTGTCATATTTCTTGTACTCATTTTTTTTAATTTTTATTTGTTATTTATTCATTTAATTGAGTTTTCAGCATTTTCATCTGAAAATTTGGGTGGTCTAAATCACCCGAAGCTATCATAACGGCTATATCCACAATCTCATGATGTGTATGTTCAGCTAATTCGCAGCTTTGTGAGCCTACGGCTGGAACACCGTTAGGATAGGTATATCCTCCAGTAATACCACTTGCCCATGATATACGAAGAGGATGTCTTAAATAATCAAGTCTTAAATTATTTAAAGTAAACGTACCATCAGAATATCCTATTACAAAACCAGTATCACATGGTAAATCTGGATCTAAAGTAGAACCATCCATAAAAACAATAGGAACTTCTTCCCATTCAAAAGATGGAGAATAAAAAGGATCATTTAAAACTTCATTTAAATCATCATGTTGTATTTGCACAGCAGATACAGCTTCTTTTGTTCCACACCCTTCTTTTGTTATATTTAATCTACTTCTTACATAAAACATATAATCTTCAGGTAAGCAAGTTTCAAAAGCATTTATATCTGCAAGAGAAGCAGCAAAAGGAATAATAGTTCCTTTTACTACTAACTCTCTCAGATCATCTATTCTTTTTTGACTAGTTTCAAAACCTTTACGTTTGTTATTAGAAATACCATAGCGTTGTTTTATGAAAATATTTTGAGCCTCATTTAGATACCAGTCTATTTCAGGGACAATTAAATTTTCATAATCTTGACTATCAACTTTGTTAAGCTTAAGCTTAACTTCATAATGCATTTCCGTAACATCCATTATTTAGATTTTTTAGACTTGCTCTTCTTTTTAGCTTTAGGAGTTGGTTTTTCAACTAGTTTTTCAACTATTTCTTCCTCAACTTCTTTAACCACATTATTATAAGAAGGTGTTCTTGATTCAAGATCACTTTTCAATTTAACTAATAACTCTTGTTTCATAGGATCTAATAAAACTTCAACAGTATTATCAAAGTCAAAACCAAGTTGCTGATCATTATATAGATAAGCAGCATTTTTTCTTCTTAATATACCAGTTCTTTCTAGATCAAATATAAGAGCTCTAATTTTAATTTCTTCAGGTGTTAATGTTGCAGTCTTCATAAACTCTATAGGATCATTATCTACAATTTCAAAAAGTTTTGTATAAATAAAATCTCTAGAAGAGTTCTCTACAAATTTACCATATATCTTTAATAAATCTTCTTTCTTTTCAGATGATAATTTATTAAATAATTCTATAGCTTTTGCTTTAAATTCTACTACATTAGCTTCCTTCTCTAATTCTTGTGCTTCATTATAAATAACATATTTAGCTTGAGGCCATTTTCCTTTATCAATCTCTCTTTGTGAATTACCTACAAACTTACTAGCTTGTAATAATTTAACTTGGAGTTCTTGTAAAGGGATACTTATATTAAATATCATAGTTTGGTCTTTTAGTTTTATTCTAAAAGAATCCCAGTATTCAGAAGAAGAACTAAGATCAGCTCCTAAAGCTGATCCTAGTCTTATTTCATCATCTGTATCCAAACCTGTAGCCATTTTACCAATTTTATTATCATATAATACCATCAAGACATCAGATGTATCTTGAAATTTAGAACGGCCTAATTCATTTAAACCATGCCATTTCTTTCTTACAATAGGTTTTACATAAACCAAAGTTTGTTTACTCATCATTTTTATTTTAAGTTAGACTAATTTTCCTGAAGAATTAATTCTCCACATCGAGTAACGTCATCAATTTGAACACCACATTGATCATGAACGATCATAGTGTACGAATCTTTAGCATTACTCATTAACCCACCTTGATTTGGTCCATAAGGAGTTTGTAAACCAGAAACATATCCTAGTTTATAACCATTTTTCTTATGAACATATTTTACATTACCCATTCCTTCAGAACCTCCGAAATCTAAGAAAGTAAATCTCATTGATTCTATAGGAACTTGTAACTGCGTATGCATTTTTAAATTAATTTCTCTATCATCATAAACAGGATTATGTCTTAATGTTAAAGAAATTCCATTTGGTCCATTATATTTAACGAACTGTCCACCAAATTCTAAACTACTTCCACTACCTCCAATAAACTTACTATCTGTAGTTAAGAAAGGAGCAGATGCATTCATCATTGCTTGATGAAATGCTAACATACCATATTCACCTGTAAAGGCTACAATATTTCTGTTAGACATATCTACTCTACCAAAGAAAATATCCAATAAATATTCACGGATTAAACTCTCAGTTAGTGTAGAATAATAGTGAATGTGAGAATCTTCTAACAATTCCTGAACTCCAGGACCTGTTCTAGCCATTCTTCCATTCGCTCCAGGTACAGTACTATTAGATCTTCCGTACCATAGAGATCTTTCTTTTTCTTTGTGCCATTGGATCCAATACTCAGCTTCAGCATATTTTAACCATTTATAGTCTTTATATGTTTTACCTTCTGCATCCATTAACGCAACTACTAATGCTTGATTAGCAGCATCACCCGTAACTGAATATTCTTTTCTTAATGTAGATAAAGAAGATTTCAGTTTCATAGGCATTGCATATGTAGTAGAACCAGATTGGTCACCACCTTCTTCATAAATGGAGAAGTATTTAGTCCATTGTGTTCCTACATTCATATAACTAGGCTCTAAAAACATACTATTGTCATCAGTTACTAGTCTTAAGAAATATATATATCCATCACCATCAGCGATAGGCTCTCTTTGTATTCTACAAAGATATTTCTTATCTGGTGTAACAACATCTCCAGGTTTCCACCAGTCTTCGTCAACTTTGATTCTGAACTCAGTACCAGCAATACCAGGGTTAGTAGTATTACCTGCAGCAGCTGTAGCTCCTGATTCAAAGTTTTCTATTATTACTAAAGGACGAGATGATGATCCCATCAATTCCCATTCCCATTCAAAAGACTCTATCTCGGAAGTTTTGCCCATTCCCTTAGTCATAGCTGTTAAAGGATTATCTGCTAATCGTGAAGCAGTAAATACTCTAGTCAATACTGAATCAAATTTATGAGGTTCAGCCATAAAAGCAGAACCTAAATGATTCATTTCAGTAAAGTTAGCATGCCAAGGACGAGTCATTGTTACCAATTTTGATTGTGCTCTTGCCATCTTTTTTTTATTTAAAATTAATTATTAAGTTATAATTCTTGTTCCCTCCAAACTTTGCTTTAGTATCAGTCAAACTTTTTTTGTTCTGAAGACTAGTTCTAAGTTTAGAGCTAAAATCCGTAACTGACCTTTTCTTTGCACTAGTCAAATCATAATCAGTCATACGTAAATAAGCCTTTAAAATAAATTCATCTAAATTATTAGATGCTTTTGCTTCATCAGCCTGAAACTGAGTAACGTATTGAACTCCTCCATTAGGATCATTGACCTTAACAGTAGGAACAGTCATGTACGATAATAATTGTTTTTTAGCTTTTTTAGA